AGAGACAATGTTGAATCTTCACCGTTTTGGACAGGTAAAGGCCATGCAGGAGCAGGGCTGGACGGAAGAGGACTTCCGGCGAGAATTTGGAAAAAGTTACTTATAAGGAGATTTGATATGCTGAACAAGATTTTTGTCATGGGTAGATTGACACGGGATCCTGAACTGCGGCGCACCAATAACGGTACCGCCGTTGCCAGCTTTGCCCTGGCGGTAGATCGTGACTTTAAGAACGCAGACGGGAGCAAGGACACGGACTTCATCGACATTGTGGCGTGGCGCGGTACGGCGGAGTTTGCTTCAAAGTATTTCACCAAAGGCCGCATGGCGGTGGTGGAGGGCCGGCTTCAGATGCGCGACTGGCAGGACAAGAACGGCAACAACCGCAGAATCGCCGAGATCGTGGCTGACAATATGTATTTTGGAGACAGCCGGAAGGACACGGATGCGCAGGGCACGTTTCCTCGGACGGACGGCAGGAGCCAGTTCGTGGAGATGGACGAGGATGACAGCGATCTGCCTTTCTAAGGGGGTGACGTGAATGGGCAAGATGCAGGAGGAGATCAAGGCGCTGCGCAGGCAGAACACGCATTTGCAGAACGTGGTGCAGCGGCAGCGGGAACGGCTGGCAGTCATAGACAAATATAGGCGTGCTCTTGACGCGCATTACGCTGCATGCGCTATACAGTTTGGCGAGAAGCGCGAAGACTGCGACGTGTTATGGGGGTATCACTTGGAGATACCCGCTGAACTTGTGGAGAAAGGCAAGACTTACACAGTAAATTACGGCTTTGATCCAGAGCGGATTATGTACATTATTGGCGCATACCCGAAAGATTGAGAGGTGGCGCAATGGCAAGAAACTATGCTGCACTCCCCTATGACTATTTAGAGGAGATGGAAGCACTCAACGATGCAGAGTTCGGTCGGCTAACGCGGGCATTGCTGGCATACAGCATGACGGGAGAGCAGATAGCGCTCTGTGGCAATGAGAGATTTTACGCCAAGCGCGTTATGTCTCAGGAGGATCGGTTTAAGGCAAGCTACGAGGAAGTGTCCGTAGTGCGGAGTGAAGCAGGTAAAGCTGGAGCTGCTGCAAGATGGCAAAATGGCAAACGCATTTTTGCCAATGGCAAAAATAGCAAAGCCATCTCTGCCAATGGCAAAAATGGCTATACCGAAACCAAGACCGAAACCAATACCGATACTCTGCCATCTAACGATGGCAAGAGTGATACACGCGCGGCGCGCTTCACACCGCCATCCGCTGATGATGTATCCGCCTATGTGCAGGCGCAGGGGTATCACGTCAACGCAGAGCGCTTTGTAGCCTTTTATGAGCAAAAGGGCTGGATGGTGGGGAAAACCCACATGAAGGACTGGAAAGCCGCCGTGCGGAGTTGGGAGACCAGGTGGAAGGACGAGCGCCGCCCGCAGGAAAAGGGCAGCGGCAACGTGTTCCTGGAGATGCTGGAGGATGGGCTATGACAAGGGACGAAACGTTGAAGATCATGGCGGTGCTGAAAGCCACGTACCCAAACTTCTACAAGGACATGACGCGCAGGGACGCCGAGGGCGTTGTAGCACTGTGGACGGATATGTTTTCCGAGGACAGCTACAACGCCGTGGCGGCGGCTGTAAAGGCGTTTATCGCGTCCGACAGCAAGGGGTTCCCCCCGGTGGTGGGACAGGTGAAACAGCGCGTCACGGAGCTTGCAAGCGCAAAGGCGTTGCCCGGTAATGTGAGCCGTGGCAGCGAGAAGGAAGCGGCGTGGATGCGGCGGTATATCAACGTTGACCACGGCGGGCTGGGGCGTATCTCACGGTACGCACGGGAACACGGCATAACGTGGGATGAGGCAAAGGCGGTGCTGAATGGATAACGGCATCTGGAAGATCGCCACGGCGAAGCTGTGCGGACAGTGCATCCGGGACATGGAGGACGAGTACATCTTCTCCCCCATGTGGCGGCGGACGCTGGTCGGCAAATGCGAACGCTGCGGAGAGATGCGCATCGTCCATGAGGTGCAGTACACGATGAACAAACGAGGGCTGGAGAAAAGAGGGAAACTGAATGGGCCTGATGAGTAACGATCTGGCGCGGCTGTCCCCGGCGGCACAAAAGCAGGTCATGGAGAAGATGCGGAAACCGGGAAAGTACAAGGCGCAGAAGACCAAGCGCGGCAAGCTGACCTTTGACAGCAAGAAGGAAGCGGAGCGCTACGATGCGCTGATGCTGCTGCAAAAGGCCGGGGAGATACGCGGGCTGAAATTGCAGGTGCGGTACTGCTTGCAAGAGGCGTACACGACGGTTGAGGGAGACCGTGTAAAAAGTATCGACTATATCGCGGACTTCGTGTACGAGCGCAGAACGTCCCCTGACAGCTACGGCCAGCGGTACTGGTTGCCGGTGGTGGAGGACGTGAAGGGGTATAAAGATCCGAGTAGCGCTGCGTATAGGGTGTTTTCCATGAAAGCAAAGCTGTTCCGCAGTAGGTATGGGTTTGCTATACGGGAGGTGTGAAGCGTGAAACAACAAATTGCATTGAACGTAGATTGCATGGAGTATATGCGGACGCTTCCGGATAAGACATTTGATCTTGCCATTGTAGACCCGCCGTATGGAATTAGCATTCATGATAGTGGCCGGTTGAAAAAATACAATGCCACTGAAACAAGATGGGACGATGCAACTCCGGGCGATGTGTATTTTAGCGAATTAAAAAGATGCAGCAAAAACCAAATAATATGGGGGGGAAATTATTACGATCTTCCACCTTGTAGGGGATTTGTTATTTGGGACAAAAAGCAGCCGGAAGATATTTCTTTTGCATCTTGCGAATTTGCATGGACTTCTTTCGATACATCTGCGAGAACTTTTTATTACTCGCCGTTGCAAGAAAAGGGGCAAAGAATACATCCAACGCAAAAGCCCGTAGCCATTGTACGAGTGGCTACTAATGAAGTACGCCAAAGAAGGCTGGCGCATACTGGATACACACTTGGGCAGTGGAAGCAGCAGGATAGCAGCCTATAATCTCGGCTTTGAGTTCGTTGGGTGCGAGATCGAGCCGACATACTTTCAACTGCAAGAGCAGCGGTTTGCGGAACATACGGCGCAGGAAAGGTTGTGGTGACGCATGGGCAAGCAGCATTTGAGCAGGGACGACCGCATCTTTATGCGTGGCAAGCTGCAAGGCACACGGGAGAACATGGACATGGTGGCAATGGTGCTGATGGACAAATGCGGCTGGCACGTCCAAGAGGAGACATCGGACAGCCGGGACACGCAGAGCATCGCGTATCTGTATGAGTGCCTTGAGAAGCTGGCGGAGGAGATAAACGAAGGCCGCATCAAGCGGAAGCACATCAAGGACGTGCTGAAGGACGAGTGCGGCGTGGTGTTTGGAGATTGATATGAAAGTTTTGGAGTTATTTGCCGGGACACGGAGCATTGGCAAAGCGTTTGAAGCGCGTGGGCACGAAGTGTTTTCCATCGAATGGGACAAGCGGTTTGAAAACATCGACTTGTACGCAGATATTATGACTGTTACAGCCGCTGACATTATCCGGGAGTTTGGCAGACCGGACGTGATATGGGCCAGTCCGGATTGCGCAACGTTTCCCATCGCGGCGATAAGCCACCACCGGCGCAAAAACGAAGAAACAGGGAACCTTGACCCTGTAAGCGAGTATGCGAAGTTCTGCGACAAGGTAGACCAGCACGTTCTTCGGTTGATCTTGGCGTTGTCACCCGTGTATTGGTTTATCGAGAACCCGAGGGGCGGCATGCGGAAGATGACGTGGATGCAGGGCTTGCCGCGGTATACGGTCACGTACTGCCAGTACGGAGATACGCGAATGAAGCCGACGGACATCTGGACAAATCACCCAGATCCTGGGTTTAAGCCGCCATGTCACAACGGGGATCTGTGTCATGTGGCTGCGCCGAGAGGGGCAAAGACAGGGACGCAGGGGTTAAAGGGGAGTATGGAACGATCTGTTATCCCCAAAGAATTGTGCGAACACATCGTGGACATTTGCGAAGGTGGCATGATGACGTGCGAGCTTGGATAAGGAGGAATGACATGACAAGAGATGAGATCGTGACCGCGCTGCGGTGCTGCGGGGGAGACGGTTGCGAAGGAGGCCCATACACTGAAACTTTTGCCGTAGACGACGAGAAATGTATCGGGGAAGCGATGGGTATCGCCGCTGACCTGATCGAGAACCAGCAGCGCACATCGAGGCACTGATGAAAGCCAACGACAGCTTGAAGAACGCCATTGCGCGGCGGGATAAGCAGATAGAGGACATGAAGCAGGGCATGGCACAGCTGGCAAAGGCTGTGGCGGTGAAGGAGGAACACGATGGATCGGTTGACTACGTACAGCAAGGGAACCACGCATGAAAACGGCGTATGTTGCACACATTTTCTCGGCCCAGAATGCATCGGAGTTGGCGGGAACTGCGCCATGAATTGCAAGTGGGAAGAAGCGGCGTGGAACCGCCTTGCCGCCTACGAGGACACGGGGCTGACGCCGGGAGACATCAAGGAATTGCTTGACATGGCTGTGTCGAAAACAGACAAGGTTTTGCGGCTTAAAGAAGAATTGCACGACATGAAAAACGAGCTATGCCAATACTGTGGGAAGTTCAAACACGCACACGAGGGCGCCTGTGACGGGTGCAGATGGAGGGAAATGTGATGGACGCTGTGAAGTTTATCGAGGAGCACGGAAGAATGTGCAGAACATATTATGGGTGCGATGGATGCCTTGCTCTCAACAATGATGGCTCATGCAAATTTAGCACTATTGTGGGAGATGGAGCAGACGAGCAGATTGCACTGGTGGAGGAATGGTCTGCTGCACACCCGCGCAAGACACGGTAGAGCGTGTTTTTGGAGTAGTATCCTCAGGAGGTGGAGTGATGGCTGACCTGAAACCGTGCCCGTTCTGTGGCGGTGACCGAATAGAAATCTATGATTTAGGTCATCAAGAAACACCATGTTGGTTTGTTACTTGCAATAATTGTGGCGCTGAAATATCAGGTTTTTGGCAAGAAAGTGGAGCAATCGAAGCATGGAATAGGAGGGCTGACAATGGACGAATACATTGATAAAAACGCCACCGTTGGCATTTTGGAGGCCATGAGCAGAAGCGCCGACTGTGAGTGCATTAAAAAACGGCTTGAAAAGGCAGCAAAACGGGTAAGCGCAATTCCCGCCGCTGATGTTGCCCCGGTGGTGCATGGGGTGTGGGTGTGTGTGAATAAAATAGACCCTATTAGTGGATATAGGTGCTCGAAGTGCAGGCGTAGAGTGGGGTTTGACCTCACTCCTTATTGCCCTAATTGTGGCGCGAAAATGGACGGAGGTGACAACGATGCGGCTGATTGATGGTGACAAACTGCAAGAGTTTCCCATTCGGGCAAACCATTGTGACAAAGAACACGCCAACACGCATTTCATCAACGGTATTGAGTCGGTGATGGAGTATGCAGAGCAGCTCCCCACCGTAGACGCAGAGGTCGTGGTGCGCTGCAAGGACTGCAAGCACTATCGCAACTACCCAAACGGTTTGTGTTACCTACATACGGAGCCAAAGACAAATGCCCGCGGGTATTCCGGCGAGGCGGTGTGTGTAGAGCCGGACGATTTCTGCTCCTACGGCGAGAGAAAGGAGGGGGCGGACAATGGATGATATATCTATTAAAGAACTTGGACCAGGTGTAATCCTTGAGGGCACAAAGCCAGACGGAGAAAGATACGGATATAGCATACCGACATGGCCCCCTGGTGATGGCGGACCGGGGTATAGAGGGCACGAACTTGAGATAGACGTATTCTATGGAGGCGGAGGCGGCGATGCAGAAAGGTGACACGATCAAGGCGCGGTTTCCTGTTCGCAAGGGCACGGTGGTGTATGTGCATCCGAAGGGGCGGTACATCGTGGCGGAGTGCGGCGGGGTGCGGGAGACATTCTTCCCGGAGGAGGTGCTGACATGAGCGAATTCCCGGAACGGCTGAGAAAGCTGCGGGAGAAAAAGAGACTGAAGCGGTATGTGCTGTCGGAGCGCTGCGGGCTGAATTCGGATGCCATACGGCGGTATGAGCTGGGGACGGCGAAGCCGACGATGGATGCGCTGAAGAGCATAGCGGATGAATTTGGTGTGTCGGTGGATTATCTGATGGGCAGGACGGACTATCCCTGCGTAGTAGATATTTCAGAAAAATAAATTTTGAAAATTCCACTTAAAAGTGGAAAAATTGAAAAAAACGCATTTTATCATGGGAGATGCAGGGGCAAACTCTGCATCTCCATTCTTTTTCTTTTCCACCTTCTTTTCCTGATGGGCGGGGCTTCGGCTCCGCCCGGAGGGAGCAATATGCGGGCACATGTACCAAGGTGGCGACGCGGTCTCCAAAACCGTGTGTGGTGGGTTCAATTCCCAACTGTCCGTGCCATAGGCGTGACCTCTTGCCTCGCAGCCGCACGGAGCGTAAGCCTGCGGAAGTGGTCTTGCCTGTGCGCTGTACGAAAGCGGCAGGACGAAGTAATTTATGTATTGGCTGGCACCGGCTTTGTAAAGATGAACGGATGCGACCGACGTACCGGCGCAGGGCTGAAAAGTTCCGTGGTTGGTTTGGGTACCACCGTGTTTGAGAGAAATCCGAGGCGTGGATGCGGTGTGGTGGCGGTTGTCTTAGGACAAAGCCGCTGTGTAGGACAGTATTGATGCGTGGTGGCACCCGACCGATTGTGTAAACAACAGGCGATGCGCTGGCAGACCGCTGTATGGGATGCGTCTCAAATAGTCTGCTTACTGCAAAGGATTTCGCCGTGGTGGATGCTATGTATGCTTGCGGGGCACATAGCTCACGGCGGGAACATATTAGGTGAGGCGAAAGCCGGGGACAGACGTGGCAATGACAAAGGCCAGTGGTGGTAGGCCGGTGCGTCAGACAAAGCGAGGTGGTAACAGTGGCTGCAAGGTTGACAGACCGGCAGAAAAAGAAAATACTGGCGGACTATGTGCAGACGAACAACTTTTGCGCCACAGCGAAAATCAACGGCGTGTCCGCAACGACCGTTAAGAACCTTGTGCGGTCGAATGCCGACATTGTGGAAAAGTGCGAACAAAAAAAAGAAGAGAACACCGCCGATGTGATGGAATACATGAACGACCACAAAGACCTTGTGTGCTCGTTCATCGGCAAGGGGCTTGAAATGCTCAACGACCCGGAGAAACTGGCAGCGGCAAATATCAGCCAAATCACAACGGCGATGGGAACGCTGATCGACAAGTGGGCGATGATCGGCGGGAGTCCTGCCGACACGGTGAGGGAAGACGCACTTAGTCAGAGCCTAAAGGAAATGGCAAAGGAGCTTGAGAGCGATGAGTAAAATGTCAATTAGGGTAATCTTTAAATGCGGTGCAGAATTTACGATTAAATGCGATAAATTCGCACTTGAGAAAACCGCACTTGGAGAGGTAACATCTTATGACATAAGCGGAATTGCAGAAAATAAACCTATTTATCTGGACTTTAACCAAGTTGCGGCGATTGTAAGGATTTGTTCTGACGAAAATGATTAGCCAAAAACAAAAGAAAATCCTTGCTTTCCCATATTCCAGCTATGATGCGCTAATCTGCGACGGCGCTGTGCGTTCCGGCAAAACCTCCATCATGATGTGGGCGTTTGTCCGCTGGGCGATGGAGAATTTCAGCGGTCAGCGTTTCGGCGTGTGTGGGCGTACGGTGGATAGCTGCACAAAGAACATCATCGTGCCGTTTATGGCGATGAGTTTTGCCAAAGAGCGCTATATCATTCGTTGGCGGCGTGGCGACAAGGTAATGGAAGTGCGGCGCGGCGCCGTGACGAATTATTTTGAGGTGTTCGGCGGCAAGGATGAGGCAAGCTATACGTTGATTCAAGGCCGCACGCTGGCGGGTGTGTTGCTGGACGAAGTGGTGCTGATGCCGCGCTCGTTTGTGGAACAGGCGCTTGCACGCTGCTCTGTGGACGGGGCAAAGCTGTGGTTCTCCTGTAACCCCGGCAGTCCGCATCACTGGTTTTATCAGGAGTGGATTAAGCGACACCGCGAACGGAACACGCTATATCTCCACTTCGAAATGACTGACAACCCCGGCTTGAGTGCAAGAACGCTCGAGCGTTACGCGAATATGTACGCCGGTATCTTTTATGATCGATATGTGCGCGGTTTGTGGGTAGCGGCGGAGGGCGTTGTCTACAAGGATTTTGCAAACGACACCGAAAAGTATTTGATCGATGATCCTTTAAAATGGGCAGAGGAACAGGAGACGAAATTCTCTGTTATTTCCATTGGCGTTGACTTTGGCGGCACGAAATCCGCAACGAAGTTTCAGGCGACCGGAATTACAAAAGATTATCGTGTGGTCGCGCTGGAAGAAGAATACATCAAAACCGAAGAGATTGACCCTGACGCGCTGAATCGGCGCTTTGCTACGTTCTGCCAAATGGTTACGGCAAAGTACGGATATAGCCAGACGCGGGCAGACAGCGCGGAAACGGTGCTGATTCGCGGGTTAGATCATACCGCGCAGAAAATGCACCTCGGGACGCAGGTAAAGAACGCAATGAAACTGCAAATCACAGATAGGATCAGGCTCGTGGTGCTGCTGATGAAGCAGGGGCGTTTTAAGGTTTCGCGCAACTGCCCCCATCTGATCGATGCGCTGCAAACTGCGATTTATGATCCTGATAAGTTTGAGGACGAGCGCCTTGACGATGGAACGTCCGATATTGATAGTTTGGACGCATTTGAATACAGCATAGAGCCTTATTACAAAGACCTGGAACGTGCCGGTCATATGATGGGACGGTGAAAGAGTGAATATTCGCAGAGCATTAAAGGAATTAGGCTTTGATACGGTCGATAGTAAGTTTTACTCGCTGATTGATGTATGGAAATCATGGTATGACGGCGATGTAAAAGACTTCCACAGTTATACGGTGTGGAATGGCATCGAAGAACTGGAATGCCATAGGTATTCCGTCAACATGGGCAAGAAAGTCTGCGAGGACTGGGCAAACCTGCTGATGAATGAGCGCGTGAATATCACGCTTGAGGGCAAGAAGGAGCAGGAATTTGTAGATGCGGTTCTTGCTGATAATAACTGGGAAGTAAAATCCAATGAATTGCAGGAGCGGAAATCCGCGGTTGGTACCGTTGCTTATGTTCCAATCATGGAGGATATGAGCGTTGACCCTGATACAGCAGAGATCGCTAACCCCGGAAGAATTCATATCAACTATGTAACCGCTGCAAACATCTACCCGCTGACGTGGGACAATGGCATTATTCGTGAGTGCGCTTTCGCATGGACAAAACGAGTTGATGATGCGGAATACACCTACATTCAGGTGCATCGGCTGAACGGCGGCGAATACGACATTGAAAACTACCTGTACGACGCGGAGGAAGTGCCGCTAACAAGTGTGCGGGGCTTTGAAGCAATCCCCCCTGTTGTCCGCACAGGAAGCGCCAAGCCGCAGTTTGTCATTGACCGCCTGAACATTGCGAACTCTGATGAAGATAACCCTATGGGCGTTGCAGTGTTCGCTTCCGCCATCGACCAGCTCAAAAGCGTTGATATTACATACGATAGTTATGTGAATGAGTTTGTGCTGGGAAAAAAGCGCATCGTGGTACAGCCGGAAGCAACCAAGGACATCAATGGTAGGCCAGTCTTTGATAAGCGCGAAACGGTTTACTACGTTCTACCGGAAGATCGCGCATCTGATGGAAACATTTTGCAGCAGGTCGATATGACGCTGCGCACAGCAGAGTTTAACACCGGTATGCAAGATATGCTCAACGTATTGTCGAGCAAATGCGGATTTGGCGAGAATCATTACAAATTCGATCAGACAAGCATTGCCACGGCTACACAGGTCATTAGCGAAAACAGTACTATGTTCCGCACTATCAAGAAGCATGAAATTTTGCTCGAGCAAGCGATTACGGAGCTGTGTCGCATCCTGCTTCGATTGGGCAATCGCTACATGGACGCAGGACTTGATGAGGAAGTCGAAATTTCCATTGACTTTGATGACAGCATCATTGAGGACAAGCAGACCGACTTTTCCCGCGATATGCAGCTTCTCAGCGCTGGCATCATGAATGACTGGGAGTTCCGCATGAAGTGGATGAACGAGGACGAGGCGACCGCAAAGGCGGCGCTACCAAAGATGCAGGACATGACCACGGAGCAGCAACAGGAGGTGGAGTAATGGGCTATGGAGAAAACCCCGGTACTTTTTGGGTAAACATTGGCACAGATGAAAACCCTAATTGGGTAGTTTTGGGCCATGTAAGATGAGCAAGTATCCATTCCCCCCTGAACTGCTGGATGCCATGCCGGAAGAACTGGCAGAGCTGTACCGTGGTCTTGAGGACGCACTTCTGATGGAGATATGCTCCCGGCTCAAGCTGCGGGATGAGCTGAACGAAATTACGGTGCAGGACATCAAGGCGCTGCGGGCACATGGCATCGATCTGAAAGAGATTGAAAAGGCCATACGCCAGACCACCGGCATCAGCGAAAAAAAGCTGAATGAGCTGATAGACGATGTGGTGAAGCGCAACCAAAAGTATTACACCGAGGTCATAGACCTTGCCCGTGTAACACAGCCTGACGTGCTGGTGAATGCGACCACCATTGACGCAATCAGACGGCAGACGCAGGACGTGTTCCGCAACATCACCGCATCAATGGGCTTTTTGGTAGACGCGGGGCGCACAATGCTCCCCCCGGCAAAGGCTTACCAGTGGGCGTTAGACGCGGCTACGTTGAAAGTAGAAAGCGGGGCTATTTCTTATGGGCAAGCCATCAAAGACGCCGTTAGGGAGCTTGCAAGAGGCGGCCTGCGCGTGGTGGACTATGAGAGCGGACACCGCGACCATGTAGACGTAGCTGCCCGCCGTGCAGTAATGACAGGTGTATCGCAGTTGTGCGGTAAGTACACGGAGCGAGCGGCGGAATACTTGGAAACGCCGTATTATGAAGTGTCTGCCCACGCCGGGGCGCGTGATGTGCCGGGGCGGTCGCCGTGGTCAAGCCATAAGGACTGGCAAGGCAAAGTGTATTCCACGCGCAGCGGCGACATCTACCCGAACATCTACGAGGTCTGCGGTCTGGGTGCTGTGGATGGTCTGGAAGGAGCCAACTGCCGTCACCGCCGCAACGTTTGGGTTGAGGGCGTAAGTGAACGCACATACACTGACGAACAGCTTGAGCATATCGACGATGGGTTGGGCTGTACGTTTGAGGGCAAGACCTATACGGCATACGAGGTCACGCAGGAGCAGCGCAAGGTGGAGCGCACCATACGCAAGCTCAAGCGTGAGAAAACAGCGTACAACGCCGCAGGGCTGACAGACGAAGAACAGGCAGTGAATATCAAACTACGCCGCCTGAACGCCAAGTACAAGGAGTTCAGCAAGGCGGCTGGGCTGCCGGAGCAGCGGGAAAGAATGAAGGTGCTGTATTGATCGACAACGAAGTCATACAGGCTATCGAAGCCATCTTGAAGCGGGGCAACAACGCAGAAGTGCGGCGAAAAGGCGATGGCGTTATTGTTCTGGAAGTCCAAAAGAAAATCAAATATCAATCCTCGGTGTAATCGGGCACCGGGAAGGGCAATAGGAGCCAACTACCGAGTTTTCCTCGGTGGTTGGCTCTTTTGTTTTAAGTAAAACCCGCGAAGCACAGCGGTTTTTATACAACGTTCGCCCCCGAAGAATTGGGGCCAAAGAAAAGGAGAACGAATAACATGGCGAAATTTACGAGAGCGGAAATCAGAAATATTCTCGGCGACGCTTGCACAGAAGAGATCGAAAATCGCTTGGTTGCGCTGCATCTGGGCGTGGTCGACCCCCTCAAGGACGATCTCACGAAGTACAAGGCGGACGCGGAGAAGCTGCCAAGCGTCCAGAAGCAGTTGGACGACCTCAAGGCGGCAGGTGACGGCGGTTATAAGGAGAAGTACGAGAATGAACACTCGGCTTTTGAAGCCTTTAAGACCGACATCACAGAAAAGGAAAGCAAGGCGGCAAAGGAAAAGGCTGTCCGTGCTTACTTTGAGAGCAAAAACATCACCGGCGCGAATCTCGACCTTGCTATGCGAGGCTGCGGCGAGGAAATGGCCGCATTGGAGCTGGACGGGGAAAAAATCAAGGACACCAAGTCTCTTGATGCACTCGTAGACGGCACTTACAAGGGGCTTGTCTCCAAGCAGACCGTTCGCGTCGACACTGGTGCGCGCTTTAACGGTGGCGGGAAGCCGATGACAAAGGACGAGATCATGCAAATCACTGACAGAGCGGAGCGGCGCGCTGCAATCGCCGCAAATATGGATTTGTTTAGAAAGGAAGAATAAAAATGGCTGCTGATCCTAAGCTCATTAAGAAAGCTGACCTCGCGCGTGTGCGCGAAGTCGAATTTACCGAAATGTTTGGCTATTCCATCAAGAAGCTGATGGAGGCTCTGGGCGTTACCCGAAAGATTTCCAAGCAGGCGGGCACTGTGCTCAAGAGCTACAAGGCCACTGGCACGCTGGAGAGCGGCGCTGTTGCTGAGGGTGAGACCATTCCCCTCAGCAAGTACAAGACCGAAGCCGTGAACTACAAGGAGATTACGCTCAAGAAGTGGCGCAAGGCCACCTCCGCCGAAGCAATCACCGATCGCGGCTACGATCAGGCGGTAGAAATGACCACCGACGAAATGCTCAAGGACGTCCAGAAGGGTATTCGTAAAGACTTTTTCAACTTCCTCGAAACCGGCACGGGCACGGCGTCCGGCGCGACCTTCCAGGCGACCTTGGCTCAGGCATGGGGCCAGCTGCAGGTGCTGTTTGAAGATGACGAAATCGGTGCGGTGTATTTCCTGAACCCGCTGGATGTTGCTGACTACCTCGCAAGCGCAAACATTACCTTGCAGACCGCGTTCGGAATGACTTACGTTGAGAACTTCCTCGGCCTTGGCACCGTGATTCTCAATTCCAGCGTTCCCAAGGGCAAGATTTACGCCACCGCCAAAGACAACATTGTCCTGTACTACATTCCTGTGAACGGCGCTGATCTTGGCGAGGTGTTCGATTTCACCACCGATGCCACCGGCTATATCGGTATCCATGAGGAGCCCGATTACACCAACATGACCGCATCTGACACCGTTATCAACGGCATGGCTCTTTTCGCTGAGCGTATCGACGGTGTGGTGGTCGGCTCCATCACTCCGGCGGTGGGGGGCTAACTGAACTGCTGAATAAGCCTGACCCTGACATCACCGTTTTCACCGACATGACAAAAGCACAAATGCTTAAGTATGCCGATGAAAACGGGGTGGAAGGGGTCAGCAGTTCGATGAAAAAGGCTGAAATTCTCGCAGTTTTGGAAGGAGCTGGCTCACATGACATACGCTGATTACGATTATTACTCCGGGACCTATTTGGGCACCGTGAGCGAGGAGGATTTTCCGCGTCTGGCTGTCCGGGCCAGCTCCTTCCTTGATTACTACACGCAGAACCGGGCAAAAGATAACGCTGATATGGACGCTGTAAAAATGTGCTGCTGTGCACTTGTGGACAAGTATCAGCTGATCGAAGCCGCGCAGCAGCTTGCCGCAACCAAACTGACGAACGCGGCGACCGGCGATGACGTGAAAAGCGAAACGGTAGGCGGGTACTCCCGGACGCTGGCCAGTGGTGGCGAAGCTGCCGCATCCGCACTAAGCGCTACGGACGGTGCGAAGAAACTGCTGGCGGCGACCTGTAACGAGTATCTGGCGCATACCGGTCTGCTGTATCGGGGAGGGGGGTGCTGTGGTTGTACGCGCCCCACACTATAACGGTCTACAACGCCGTGCAGGAGACTGACCCTGCGACTTTTGAGGAAACCACAAAACTGTATGTGACCATCCTGCGCGGCGTTATGCTGCAGGCCAGCAAGGCGGTAAACGTCCGAGAAAGCGGACTTGAGAGCGCGGACGCAGTAAACCTGTTCATTCCGTTCTCTGTGGAAGCGGTGGACGGCACGACAGGCAAGGCCAAAACTTACGCGCCCCCGCAGGCGTTTCTTGCTGCGGCGGACAAGTCCGGGCTGTGGACGCTGTCTGTGAACGGTAATGGCGGGCTGACGTTCTTTGTAAAAGGCGAGTTTGTCACAGACAAAGAGGACGTGGCTATGGCACAGGACGGCTGCTACAACGTGACCAAAGTGGATGAGAAAGATTTTGGCAGCGTGGGCATGAGACACTTTGAAGTCGGAGGGGCATAAGATGTCGCTCAAGTTCTCTGTTGACATGTCCGGCATGGACGAGGTAAAGCGGCAGCTTGCAAGGGCCTGTGGCCGCGCTGAAAGCGTTTTAGCGCAACAGGTGATGAAAGATACCACCCCCTTTGTACCTGCGCTTACAGGCTCTCTGACGCAGAGAACGCGGGTGGTTGGCAACGAGGTCATTTATCCCGGCCCATACGCCCGGTTTCTGTACTACGGGAAAGTGATGGTAGACCCGGCGACCGGCAGCACATACGCCCCAAAGGGCGGGCACAAGGTGGTCACAGACCGAAATCTTGTATTCAACACAACAATGCATCCGCAGGCACAGGCACATTGGTTCGACGCTTCAAAAGCACAGAACATGGAAAAGTGGGTGCGGGTGGTAGATAAGGCGGTGAAGAAATTTGGAAAAGATTAAAAAGGCCGTGTCAGCGGCGGAAGAGGATCAGGTATCGCGCAAGTTGCTTGTGTGGCTGAACACATACCCGGAGCTGCCAGTTGACCTTATCCGCTTTGAGTTTCTTCCCGCCGACACTTCCGCTATGGCGATGTCAACCATCCAGGCGGCTTACATCGTGCGGAAGTATATCACCGGCGGCTATGTGGCGGAATATCAGTTCAAGGTAATCTACCGAGTGAAGCCGGGGAATAGCAACGACAAACGGCTTAAGGCTGACGAGCTGTTGAACGCTATCGGGGATTGGGCAAATGGTCAGAAGCCCGAAATTGGCGATGACAAACGTGTTATCAGCATGGAGTCGACCACACGATCTTCCCTGTTTGCCATGTATGAAAACGGGGACGAAGATCACCAAATCCTTATGAAACTGAATTACGAGGTGAATGTATAATGGCAGATTTGCAATTCAACACCACGGAGGGCCAGACCATTGACCGCGAACTGCTTATTGCGTACCTGAACACCGGCAGCGCATCCGCGCCTGTGTGGAGCGCTATCGGTAAGCGCGTTGAGGACAGCAGCGAGGAAATGGACTGGAGCACCGACACCAAGCAGGACATTCTGGGCCACACCTTTACGACCATGAAAAAGCCCACCATCACGCAGACATTTGATCCCATCCCCTTGGATGCGGGCGATGCTGCGGCGGTGAAGATGTGGAACCTGGCTGTCAAAGACCAGGATGCCCAGGCGCTGGCAAATCAGGACATGATGATCGGCCACTTCTACGCCACCAGCGGCGAGGCGATGTTTGCGGAGCGCTACGACGCTTGCGCTATTGCCATCACCGGCATCGGCGGCGAGGGCGGCGGCACCCTGAATATCACCAGCGAGATCACCTATGGCGGCACCCGCACTGTGGGCACTGTGAAGAAGGGCAGCAGCGGCGCTATTGAGTTTACTGCGGCCTAAATAAAGGGGCGGGCAACCGCCCCTGTTTTGGAGGGAACACATGAAGGAACTGACAATCACCACCGGCGTACAGGAATACCACCTGAATGACAAATGCACGGTGGTTTTTAATCCCAGCGATCCGGCGTTTGCAGACAAGCTGTACACGGCGTTTGACGCGCTGAAAAAGAAGCAGGATGCGCGGGACGATAACGTAGAAAAAATGAGCGCCCGCGAAATGTTTGACTGGCTCCGAAATATGGACGCCGAAATGCGCGAGACCATTGACGGGGTGTTTGAGCAACCTGTGTGTGAAGCACTGTTTGGCAATGTCAGCGTGTATGCCATCGCAGACGGTGCGCCGCTGTGGATGAACCTTATGGTTGCCATCATGGACGAGCTGGACGAGGGGATTAAGCGGGAAAAGGCTTTTCACAGTGAGAAGCTTGCAAAGTATACGGCCAAGTACCACAGATGATGTACGACCTTCCGACGAGCCTTGAGGTGTGTGGAACGGAATACCCAATAGAAACGGACTTTCGCGTGATACTGGACATATTCTCGGTGCTGTCTGCTGTTGAACTAACGAGCGAAGAAAAATGCATCGGCGTGTTGGGAATGTTTTACCCCGGGTTTTTCGCTATGCCTTGGGAGCACATGGAAAAAGCGATAAAACAGTGCTTTTGGTTTATCAACGGAGGGAATGAGGAAGCGCAAAAAAAATCAACCAAGTTGATGGATTGGGAACAGGACTTCCGCCTGCTTGTCGCTCCAATTAACCGCATAGCGGGGCAAGAGGTGCGGGCGCTGCCGTATCTGCACTGGTGGACGTTCCTTTCGTACTACGGTGAAATCGGAGATTGCTACTTCGCGCAGATCGTGCGTATACGCGATCTGAAAGCAAAAGGCAAACTGAAAGACAAAGCCGACAAGGAGTTTTACCGCAGAAACCGCGACGCTATCGACATTAAGCGCCGGTACTCGGAGGCGGAGGAAGAAGTCATTAAGGGCTGGACGTAAAAAAGCCGCCCCGGAGGGCGGCTGCGCGAATGTCATTGATTTGCAATAAATGTAATGTCGTTTCCAGACCAAAAATCCGGGGTAAATCTGATTTCAAGCGTTTTCCAGTCTGCTGGGACTTCGTAGCCTATTACGCCGGACATCTTTTTCCCTGATGCAACAGTACCGTCCAGCTGACCTTTGTCTGCGGCCAACGTTCCGGTCATGCTCATGTTTGTGGAGTAGTCATCGACATACGCTTCAAAAGACATTATAGAGCTTATGGAAATATCTTTGCTGGATTTGTTCTCAATGGAAAATTCGCAAAATAGAAACACGTTGCCGCTGTCTGGTGTGTAAAAACCTTCTCCGCTTGATTGGGTGCAAGACACAAAAGTGACCTCAATGTCTTTAAGGGAGACAACGTCACCAACTGCAAATTCCGTTTTCTGCGGAGCAGTTAATCCGTTTCCGCCTTTTGCGTCTGTATCCCCCACCTTTTCTGGAGAATTCCCGCCAAGCGCAGTGCCAATAATGCCGATAGCAATAAACACAGCTATAACGATCAGCACAACCGGTTTTTTCTGTTTGGCTCCACAAGCGGGACAGACTTTCGCGGATTTTGCAATATCTGCGCCACAGGTCGTACACTTAGTCATTTTATCCATTTTCTTCCACCCTCCAAGAAGTTTTTTGTGGTTTGTTTATAGTACCACATAAATACCATAAAAGCAAGTAGGTGATTATATGGCAAATGCAGACGGCTCCGTCATTATCAAGGCCGACATTGACGATAAGCAAGCGCAGAAAGAACTCAATGAGCTGGAAAAGAAAATAGAAGCGCTGCAGGAAAAGCTCAATAACAAAAAATCCGCGCGAGATACTTTGTTTAACCAAGCCAACAATTTAGGCGCACAGCTTGACGAAGCAAAGGCGAAACTGGCGCAGATGAAGGGCGGCGGCGAGTTCTTCACCAGTGATGCTATCAAGCAGCAGGAGGCCGCTGTAGCGTCTATGGAAAAAGAATGGAACGCCATGAATGACAAACTGGACAAGCAAAACGCCGCTATCCGCGAGGGCGAAGCGGAGCTTGACCGAATGAAAGCAAAGGCCGGTGAGTTAAGTAAGCAGCTTGGCAATACCGGCAAGAACGCAGGAAAGATACAAGAAGGGTTAGACAAAGCATCCCAGGGCATGGAGGCGTTTACAAAGCGCGTAAAAATGTTGGCAAAGCGGGCGCTGGTGTTTACCATCATTGCCCGTGCGTTGGCGGCACTCCGGGATTGGCTGGCGGACGTGGTGGCCGTAAACGGTGAGGCGCGTGACGCTATCGCGCAGCTAAAGGGCGCACTGCTGACGCTGGCACAGCCGCTTGTGCAGATTATCATCCCGGCGTTTACTGCGCTGGTTAAGGTACTGGCTACGGTGGTTTCGTTTATCGCGAATATTGTATCCGCACTATTTGGAACAACGGCAAAAGAAAGCGCCAATGCGGCAAAATCCCTGAATGACCAGAAGAACGCATATAAAGGCGTGGGCGGCGCGGCAAAGTCTGCAAGTAAACAGCTTGCGTCGTTTGATGAGATTAACAAGTTAAGCGGTGAAAGCGGCGGCGGGTCCGGAATTATTCTACCGGATTTTAGCACGGCGGCAAATTTTGCATTTCTTGATAAAATCGCGGACAAGCTCAAGAAGATAGGGCAGGACATTGTAAACCTGTTTAAGGATGTCACTGGGTTTATCGGTAACGTATTCTCCGGTGATTGGGGCGCGGCGCTGGACAACATCATCAACTTTGTAAACCACGCCCGTATTTTGCTGGCCGATTTGCTGGACTTTGTGGGGTATATCTTTGGAGCGATCATAGACACCATCATAGAAAAGTGCGGCCTTGCGGGTACTCCGGTAGGAGATATGTTGACCGGCATTAAGGACATTGTGCAGGGCGCGCTGGGGCTTATTTCCGGCATCCTTACGTTTGACTTGGAGAAAATGAAACAGTCTGTCATTCAAATGCTTACCGGTGTAAAGACATTTGTGCTGGGCATTTTTGACTGGTTCAAACTGGGGCTGACAAGTTTGCTTGACTGGCTTGACGAAAGCACAAACGGTAGGTTCCATGAATTGATAGAGCTGGCGAAAACTTACGTCAATGACGTAGTCGAGGGCATGAAGCAAATCTTCGGTGGCCTTATTGAGTTTCTGACCGGCGTGTTTACGCTGGACTGGAAAAAAGCGTGGGAAGGTATCAAAGAAATTTTCCGGGGCATCTGGAATACCATCGTCGGCACTCTTGAGGCGGCTATAAACCTCATCATCAAGGGTATCAACTGGCTTATTGACCAGCTGAACAAGATACACTTTGAGATCCCGGATTGGGTTCCTGGTATCGGCGGTAAATCTTTCGGCATCAATATTTCCCATGTAAACGAGCTTAAAATCCCCCGTTTGGCACAGGGCGCGGTCATTCCTCCGAACCGGGAGTTTATGGCAGTGCTTGGCGATCAGAAATCCGGGACGAACATTGAAACGCCCCTTGCTACGATGGTGCAGGCGTTCAAACAAGCCCTTGCGGAAAGCGGCTATGGCGGCAGCAATGAAGCCGTGTTGGTGCTGGACAAGGACGTGCTGGGCAAGGTCGTGTACCGGCTGAACAAGGCGGAGGGTACGCGCATCGGCGTAAATTTGTCGGAGGTGCAGGGATGAACTACATCAAACTGAACGGCATTTCCTTTGACGCTGACGTAGCCATTTCAAAGTATAACCGAAACTTTAACGTGCTGGACGGCGAAAACGCAGGGCGCGTAATGACGGGCCGCATGGTGCGTGACATCATCGGGACATACCTTGGCCACAAGCTGACGGTTTTTCGGCGTGGCGACAACTACAAGGGACTGGACGATTTCTGGAACTACCTGTACAAACACAGCGTGGATGACTCCGTTATGCTGGAAGCGGCAGACGGTCAAACTACTATCGCTTATGAAGCGTATTACACCAGCGCGTCGCAGGACTTGGAGAAGGGCGATGGAGGCGTAAACTATTGGGGCGAGATCGAGGTGAACTTCGTCCCGATGGACGCGCAGCTCCGCCCCTGAGAGGTGGCCTATGTCGAAAACGACTATTCTGTACAAGGACATAGCCACCGGCGCAGCGGATGACGCAACTGTGGTCGCCACCGGCGGCACAGGAGACATCACCCAAATTCCGCACGGCGCGGCTCCAGGGAAGCTTATCACGCTGGAACGGAGCCGCTGGGTGCTGGACGGCACCTTTGATGGCGTGTACGCGGAGGACAAGGTAGGCTTTTGGTCTACGGAGGTTTCCGGCGACAGCGGAGAGTTTACCAACCCGCCAAAAATCACCATGACGTTTACACAGCAGTATTCCAGCATGGGCATCCAGCTTACCTTTGACGAGGACACAGGAGAGTATTGCAGCGAGGTAGAAATCTCGTGGTATCAGGGTGCGGTGCTGCGGCGGGCGCAGTCGTTCCAGCCTAACAACGTGGTGTACTTCTGCGATTGCAGGGTAGAGAGCTTTGACAAGGTGGAGGTCACGCTGAAAAAGACCGTAGTCCCCCATCGGCGGGCGCGTGTTAATGAGATCGTGCTGGGCGTGGTGCGTAAATTCGGGATGAACGAAATACGCAACGCATCCATCGTAAACCAGGCGAACGAAGCCGCCGTAGAGCTGCCGGTGTCCACGCTAAACTGGACGCTTGACAGCCTGAAAGATGTGGATTACCTGTTCCAGCTGAAACAGCCGGTGGAGGTGTGGAACGACAACCGGCATCTGGGGACATACTACATTAACAACTCGTCACGCACGTCCGCAAACGTGTATGTGATAGAGTGCCAGGACGCGCTTGGAGTGCTTGAATACACGCCGTTCAGCGGAGGTGCATACCTTGATGGAGTGAGTGCAAAAACGCTCTTAGAAACGCTTGCAAAGCCCTTTGAGGTGGAGTATGAGAGCGATGTGGAGGACACAACACTAACAGGCGTTATTGTTAAGGGCACCAACCGCAGCGCCATTCAGCAAATCATATTTGCATGGGGCGTCTGTCTGGCAACAGACGGCGGGAACAAGCTTCGGGTATTCAACCAGCCCACAAAGCCTATTCTTATTCCACGCGGGCGGACGTTCGTCGGATCTTCCGTTGCAACCGGCGCGGTGGTCACAAAGGTAAACGTGACGGCGCATAGCTATGTAGAAGCCAGCAACGGCAACGTGACCATCAATGGGGTCAAGTACAAAGACACCCGGACGGTGTACAGTGCCATCAACCCCAACGTGACCGCATCCGACCGGGAGAACGTAAAGGAAGTCACGGCGGCAACTCTTGTATCTGATGAGATTGGACAGGCGGTGGCGGACCGGCTGTACAAGTATTATTCGCTGCGTGACACGAACACGGCGACCGTGGTATACGGTGGCGAGAAGCTGGGCGACTGCGTAAGCATTTACACGCCGTGGGGCCTGCTGACCACAGGCAATCTTCACAAGATGGAGATAAAACTGTCCAACACGGTTGTGTACAACGCGGAAGTCACAGGCGCGTGGATCATCAGTCCGTACTTCTATTACAGCAACGACCTGTTCTCCGGGGAGGTGTAACCGATGGCGGAATATACAGCACAGGTGCCGAAGATAGCGGCGGCTGTACTGCTGCCGAACCCGGCGACCATCAACGGCAAGGTAAAGCTACAGGTAACGGTGATAGAGGAAACCGTCATCGTGTACCCCAGCTATTACTACAGCGGCGATCTATATGCGGGCGAAAGTCCACATACGCCGTACCCGCGTGTACCCCAAGCATATCATTTCTTTTGCGGCGATATTTACGCCGGGGAGGTATAAATGGCAATCAAGACAGTAAAAGCGACGATCAACGGCCAGACATACGACCTGACGCTGAACTCCGCAAGCGGCAAATGGGAAGCGACCATTACCGCTCCGGGGAAAACATCGTACAATCTGGCAGGCGGCTACTACAACGTATCCGTCGAAGCAACAAACGAAGCGGGCACAAAGGGCAGCGCGGACGCATCTACCGTAGACGGCCTGAAGCTGGTGGTAAAGGAGACTGTGGCACCTGTTATCACCATCGTGTCCCCCACGGCTGGCGCGTATGTGGCGAACAGCAAACAGCCGGTGGTATTCAACATCACGGATGAAACCGGCGGTTCTGGCGTGGACATCAGCACATTGGTAGTCAAGCAGGACGGCACGGCTGTAGCGGCGGCGAACATCACGCACACGGCTATTACCAATGGCTACAGCGTGACCTACACGCCGTCTGCGGCACTGAGCGACGGAAGCCACACCGTGACCATCAACTGCAAAGACCACGACGGAAACGCGGCTGCGGAGAAGTCCACGACCTACACCGTGGATACTGTTCCTCCGACGCTGAACGTAACATCTCCTGCGGACGGCCTTATTACGGCGGCTTCTTCTGTCACTGTGGCCGGTACTACCAACGATGCAACGTCCTCTCCCGTGGTCATTACCATCTCCCTGAACGGAACGGATCAGGGTACAATCCCTGTGGGCACCGGCGGTACTTTCTCCAAGGTGGTTACGCTGAAAGAGGGCAGCAACACCATCATCGTCAAGGCAAAAGACGCGGCAGGGAAGGAAAGCTCCGTCACCCGGACAGTCACGCTGGACACGTCTGTGCCGAAGATCAAAGCGGCGACCATTACGCCTAACCCGGTCGACACCGGTAAGACGATGGTCATTAGTGTTACCATTGAGTGAGAGGTGATAGCTTGAGCAGAGATATTCGCGTATCGCTCCCCGCCGCCATCGTCTACGTGTCCGGTTCGGTCAACGGCAAGGATTACGTGTGGACGCTGGACGGCGAAGCGTGGAAAGCCACGGTAGACCGTGCTTCGGATGAAAAGTACGCCGTATCTTTGACGGCTATTAACGCGGCGGGCACAAGCGCCAGTTACCAGTTTACCCTTAACTACGGTATGCTGTCCCTTATTACGGACAGAACGCAAGCAGACGTGGATGGCGTGATAGCCGCGCTCAGTCGAATAGAGGCTGGGCGCGGCACCCCGGCGGACGTGCTTCTCCTGAGCGACAACAAGGGGTCGTACAACTACACTGACCTGAACCGCGTTGCGGGAGCTGTGCTGTATGTGGCGGAGGAGTTAGCGGCCAGCGGGTACAGCGTGACGGTTACGGCAAAGCAAGGGTGGACGGAAACGGACATTCCCACGCAGGCGGACATTGACCAGTACCTCGCGGACATCGCAGAAATACGTAGTGCGCTGCCTGTGCCATCTGATACCCCAAAGGTGCCGACAATGCCGCTGGACTATCGAAAAGCCAACGACATTGAAAGCATCCTCATACTGGTAGACAAGCTTGTGCAGAACATAGCCAAGTCGTGGTTTTACTCGGGAGACTTGTACTCCAACGAAATCAAATAATAAACGTTACTCCCGGCCAATCGGGGCACGGGAAAGGGCAATAGGAGCCGACTATGGAAACGTAGTCGGCTCCATCTTTTTTGGAAAGGAGCAGATATGCAGGACAGAATTTCCCTTTATCCTGGCCGCGTCAAGCTCACGCCTGTTTCCGGGCAGGACAACGTGTACGACATGACCCGGCAGGACAACCCCACCACGGAGGGCACGCCGCTGAACAAGTCCACGCTGCTGACAGACGAGGTGGCGGAAACGCTTGGGCTTGACCCGGCAACGGCTACGCCCTCTCAGGCCATCAACGCCGTGGCGGGCAAGGCAACGGACAAGAAGCTATCGCTGACGCTGGCGGCGGCAAGCTGGACAGGGAGCGCAAGCCCCTACACCCAGGGTGTGACCATCACAGGCGGAACGGCTACCAGTCAGGCGGACATTCAGGCAGACGCAACGGCGATACAGCAGATGCTGGACGACGGCACCAACGCTATCTATATCGCCAACAACAACGGGACATTCACCGCCTATGCTGTGGGTGAAAAGCCCACCGCTGACCTGAGTGTTCAGGTGACGGTGTACGACGTGAAGGAGGTAGTTTAACGATGGTTATTATCGGTAAATCGCAAATTGCGGTGGGGGGTACTGTTGACCGGTTAGATTTTACCTATACGGGGCAGTACAACGAACGCCTTGAGGACGGCGTGGTAGAGCTGCTGACAAGTGGTGTGCTGACGGTCAAGAAGGAAGCGGCCATTGATGCCTTTTTAGTTGGAGGGGGTTCTTCTGGACGGTCAGGGTCGAGGGCCACTTCTGGTGCCATTGCTGGTGGAATTGGCGGAAGTGGGGGAACTACCAAAACTCTATTGAACATCATACCAAGAGTAAACACAGAGTATCCTATCGTTATCGGTGCTGGTGGCGCTGCAACTTACACACCCGACAATGGCGGTCTCAGCGCAAATCCCGGAGGAGATACTGTCGCTTTCGGCTCTACTGCTGCTGGCGGAACGGTGACTTCGGGAGGTTCAGGAGGAGGTGCTGGCGCGAGGGTAGCAAAAGCGGCAAACGGCGGTTCGGACGGTGCTGATGGGGGTAGTTCCTCCTCAGGTTCCTCCTCAGATAAAGGCGGTACTGGTCAGGGCACCACAACGCGAGAATTTGGCGAAGCCACTGGCAAACTGTATTCTGGCGCTGGCGGAGGCGGGGATGGTTATTCGGGTAGTTATTACGGGAGTGTTGGTTTAGGGGGAGAGGGGGGAGGAGGAAACGGTGCACCCAGGTCTGGTTCAGGCTCTAATGGAACTGATAACCTCGGCGGGGGTGGTGGAGGCGCTGGAGGTTCAGAAATTTATTCAGGACGCTTTTCTTATTCAGGGGCTGGCGGCTCTGGCATCGTGTGCATAAGGCTACACAAAGAATAAACACGGCCTCCGTTTCGGAGGTCGGGAACGGAGGTTTATATGGCAATTACAGGCAGAGCGGTGACAGCAGGGGGCGGCGGAATTGCCAATCGGCTGGATTTCACCTACACGGGCGGTACATTCAATGAGCGTACCGCAGACGGTGTAGTGGAGTTTTTGGAAACCGGCATCCTGACGATGAAGAAGGACACGTATGTGGATGTGTTTATGGTTGGCGGTGGTGCCGGTGGTGTGACTATTGAATTATCCAACAGCGGCGGAGCCGGAGGTAGCGGTGGATGCACAAGAACTATTGTAAACGCTTTGCTGCGAAAAGGGGTGGAATACCAAGTTGTTATTGGTGCCGGGGGCACCGGAGGCGGCAACTCCGGCGGTGAGACTTCGGCTTTTGGCTATACGGTTTCAGGTGGAACTGTTGCCGCCGGGGGTTCTGGAGGCGGAAAAGGAGGCGTCGCCGCAACCGGGCAGGTGAACGCCGGAGATGGCGGGTCAAACGGATCGGATGGTGGTAATGTTGGATACCCGACAACCGGAACCCCCGGAAAAGGACAAGGCGCTACCACGCGAGAATTTGGCGAAGCAACCGGTAAACTGTATGCCGGCGGCGGTGGCGGAGGCTCGGGAAAATACGGAGACATTGGAACTTCGGGAGCTGGTGGTGAAGGGGGCGGCGCAAAAGGTAATTCTACAACTGACGCTACGGCCAATACCGGCGGCGGAGGAGGTGGCGGGAAAGGATATTATAATAGTTCCAGTCCCAACGGGAAAGGAACTGCGGGCGGCTCAGGTATCGTGTGTATCCGCCTGCACCAAGACGACCCCACTGAGAACGTGCTGAGTGGAACGTGGAAGTTTAATGACACACTTACCATGCCAAGCGCTTTGTTTACAGAAAACTTCGATTATGACGGGACAGTTGCCTATGCTGGCTCCAGTCTTTATGGCGTGATGGGTGTGCAAGAACTTTCTTCCAATAAAGATCTGTGCTTTGGGCATAACCCCGGCGACTTGTCGGCAAATTATGTACAAGTATATAGGTTTACCAACAACACATGGCTACAAGCAACAGCAAAAACCATAAAATTCTGGAACCGCTATCAGGTAGTTTCCCCGGAGTTCTACGCATGGTTCACCGCAAACGCCACCAAGATTTCGGATTAAGGAGCGTGATTAAGTGAGATACGCATTGGTTGAAAACGGTGTTGTTACAAACATCATCGAAATGGACAAGCGGAACGAGCAGTTCTTCCCCTCCGCCGTGTACACCGGTGACAGGCCGGTGGGCATGGGCGACACGTACACGGAGGGGAAGTTTTCCCGTGACGGCAAAAAGGTGCTGACGGCACTGGAGGAAGCCAACAACGAGATAGACAGCCTGACGCAGCAGCTGGGCGAGGCTGTGGAAACCATCTATCAGGCGGATATGGAGGTTATCGGATGAGCATGATTATCGGTAAAGCGTTAATTGCGGTGGGGGGGGTACTGTTGACCGGTTAGATTTTACCTA